ATTTGTTATACCAGTTCCCCCAAATAAAAAAGAAAACTGTATTAAAAAAAGAAAAAAATTAAAAAAATCTCTTGTTGATGCAATAGAAGCAAAAGCAGTTGCTGATTCAAAAACCTATGATTTGAATGTCACAGATTTAAAAGAAAAAATTAAAAATAAAAAAGTAAATTTTAATGGATTTTTAAACTCGTATGTAGATGAAACAGAGGGAACAAACAGCACTTATGTTTTAGTAGATGTAAATGGAAAACTTCTTAAATCTAAAAAATGATTAAAAAACTTTTAGAAAATCATATTGAAAACAACGTGCCAGATGAAGAAGTTGCTGTACTATTATCTGGCGGTGTTGATTCTATATCAGTAGCCTTTGCAGCTGCTAACTTAGGTAAAAAAAATCATGCATATAGTTTTCGTTTGGATACTCACACCTCTTACGATTTTGAAAAGGCCAAAGAAATTGCAAAACAATTTGATTGGAAATTTACTGAAATTATAATTCCAACTAATAATCTAGTTAAAGACTTTCACAGACTAATCGAACTTGGTTGCAAATCTAAAACAAGTGTAGAATGTACTTACGCCTTTTTGTATGTTTATCCTCAAATATCACAGAAATATGTTATTTCAGGTTGGGCTGCAGATGGATACTATGGAATTAGTAAAAAAGCTCAAATTAATTACAAACACACACAAGAATTATTTGATGAGTTTAGGGATAATTACTTTAAGCCTGATAAGTGTGCAAATTATATCTGGCACAAAAAAGTATCTGATGCCCATAGAAAAATATTTATTACACCATACCTTGACGATTCAGTTAAACAATTCTTTTATAGTAAGAGTTGGGACGAACTGAATAAGCCCCTTCAAAAGCACCATGTAAGAAATGCGTTTGATGAATTTAAATTGATAGGAAATGTGAAAAAACACTTGAACTTACAGATAGATTCTGGTATAATAGACTTGTTCGATAAATTAATTGATAATAAAGAAATCAATTTTAAAAATAGGACAAGGGTGATGGATATTTGTCGTGATTGGAGCATGCTAAATAATACATCAACACTAGAAGGATTTATGAAATAATGAAATATAAACCATATAATTTAAAAGACGTATATGATGCGTCTGCACAAGAAAAATTTAAAGTTATCTCCACCTTTGCAGGAGGTGGTGGCAGTTCCACAGGCTACCGTCTTGCGGGTGGTAAAGTTCTTTGCGTCAATGAGTTCGTTGAAGAAGCTGTAAATACTTACAAAGAAAACTATCCAGACACACCAATTTTATCTGGAGACATTAAAGCACTCACTGGCCAAGACTTTTTAGATGCGGCAGGTGTCGGTGTAGGTGAGATTGATATCCTAGATGGAAGTCCACCATGTTCTGCATTCTCTGTGGCGGGTAAGTTATCACACAATTCACTCGAAGAAGAACGAGTCGACCTTTTTGGAAATGTCACTCTTGAAAAGGTCAGTGGAAAACATAGTGATGGGTGGAATCAGACTAAGAATTATTCTGATGGTAAGACTGTAGAAAACATCGAAGACTTGTTTTTTGAGTTTCTGCGTATTGCAGAAGAAATCAAACCTAAAGTAATTATTGCAGAGAATGTAAAAGGATTGACTATCGGTGAAGCTCGTCAGATGTATAACAAGATTCTAAAAACCTTTGAGAGTATTGGGTATGATGTCTGTGCCCAAGTTCTAGATAGTAGGTATTATGGAGTATCACAAACCAGAACAAGGGTTATCTTTATTGCGGTTCGTGAGGATGTTGCTGAAGCTGTAGGATTGAACTTTATGACCCTATCAAGCATATTTCCAGAACCAAGTCGTGAGACTATTCCAGTAAAAGATGTAATGATTGATTTAGAATATGATAAAGAAGAAGTAAAATATCTAACCGAGAAGTTTACTAATACTGCATACTGGAAACAAACAGGAAGTATTATGCCAATTGACCCCGAAAAGGTTCTTACTGGCGGTGATTATCACCCTAAAGGACACCACTTCAATCTAAAACGTGTGTCGCAATATGCGCCAGCACCAACTTTAACTGCAATGGGTAGTGCTGATACAACTGCTGGTGCATTTCATTGGATTGAACCACGCAAGCTGACACTAGGTGAACTAAAAAGAATACAATCACTACCAGATGATTTCAAGCTTACAGGTAAGTGGAATCAGAAATCTGAGAGGATAGGAAGAATGGTTCCCCCGATTATGATGGAAAAAATTGCAACATCTGTTTATGAGAAAGTATTGGAGAAATATAATGGTTGATTTTACATTTGCACACAGAGAAGAAGGTTTCGATGAACATATTGACAAATCAATTCGTGGTTACAGTTACTTGCTTGATGATGTGGTGTCACTATCACGACATTTTGTTGAGAACGATACTAATGTTTATGATATTGGGTGTTCTACTGGCAAAATGACACAGAGATTGGTTGAAGCTAATTTTGACCATTGTACTAATGCAAAATGGTATGGTATTGAGATTGCTGATGGGTTTCAAGAAGAACTTAAACTGCGTCACGCAGAAATAAATAAGACTGTCAGACAATTGTTAGGTGTGGGTGAAAGTAGTAAAACAAAGGTATACTTTCATCAGCAGGACATTCGCAACACAATAATTAAAAACGCATCACTAGTAACATCTATCTTTACTTTACAGTTTATGCCCAAGAAGGATAGACAGAATGTTATTGACTCCATTTGGGAAGGTCTTAATGATGGTGGTGCATATATTTTTGCAGAAAAGACAATCTGCGAATCAGCAAGACATCAAGATATGTTGACATTTAATTATTATGACCACAAAAGAAAATCATTTACTACAGATGATATTATGAATAAAGAAGTTACTTTGCGTTCAATGATGAAACCAAATACATGGGCAGAGATACAAGAAATGTTACTAATGGCAGGATTTCAAGAGGTTCAACCCTTCTGGAGAAATCATATGTTCGTTGGTGCAATTGCAATTAAATAGGAGAATATAATGGATGATGACCTTACAGTTAGTAAGTTTGAAGAATATGTTAGTTTTGTTGATGCGGTGAGTAGTGAATCTACTCAATCGACTAAAAGTCTAATTGACACAATTGGTATAATGGAAGAACAAGGTGCAAAGGTATCACGACTACTTACTGCCGGAATAGGACTTTCTGGTGAAGTAGGAGAGCTGAATGATATTATCAAGAAGGTAGTCTTTCAAGGTGCTGAATATGATGATTACACCAAGTTGCATCTCAAGAAAGAACTAGGAGATATTTGTTGGTATATGGCTCAGGCCTGTATGGCACTTGACACCTCGTTTGAAGAAATACTAGACATTAACATCGAAAAGTTATCTGATCGCTACCCCGAAGGATTTGATGCTTTACGATCTGCAAGTAGAAAAGAAGGAGACATTTAAATATGAGTGATTTTTTAAAGGATATTATTAAACAAACAGGTAATGAATACGCATCACTAGTTTCTGATGGTGTAGAAGCAGGAGATTGTGATTCGTTTATTGACACTGGAAGTTACATTTTCAATGCGTTATTATCCGGTAGTATCAATGGTGGTTTACCAGCCAATAAGATAACAGCGATTGCTGGAGAATCAGCAACTGGTAAGACTTTCTTTGTAATGGGTATGGTCAAAGCGTTTCTCGATGAAAATCCTGAGGCGGGTGTTTTGTACTTTGAATCAGAAAGTGCGATTACAAAATCAATGGTAGTTGATCGTGGAATTGACCCTAAAAGAATGGTTATCATTCCTGTCACAACAGTACAAGAATTTAGAACACAAGCACTTAAAATATTAGATTCATATCTCGCAAAGAAAGAATCTGATAGGCGTCCAATTATGATGGCACTTGATTCATTGGGTATGTTATCTACTACCAAAGAAGTAGAAGATACTTCTGATGGGAAAGAAACACGAGATATGACAAGGGCTCAAGTTCTTAAAGCTGCATTTAGAGTATTGACTTTGAAACTTGGTCGTGCAAAAGTACCTATGGTTGTTACTAACCACACTTATGATTCAATGGGATTATTCGCCACGAAAGAAATGGGTGGTGGTTCTGGACTGAAATACGCAGCTTCATCTATTATATTCCTATCTAAGAAGAAAGATAAAGACGGTACAGAAGTTGTTGGTAATATTGTTCATTGTAAGAACCATAAGTCACGATTGACCATTGAGAACAAAATGGTTGATGTTCGTCTGTCATATGAAAAAGGACTTGATAGATACTACGGACTATTGGAACTAGCTATCAAGTATGATATATTTAAACAAATATCAACTCGCATAGAACTTCCTGATGGTACTACACAGTTTGCCAAAACGATTAATAACAATCCAAAAAAATACTTTACAGAAGATGTGATGCAACAACTTGACGCTGCAGCTAGTAAAGAGTTTAAGTATGGTCAAACAGATGTGCTTCTTGAAGATGAAGTAGAGGAAGAATCTGAAAGTTAATGGATAACTATATTAGAAAGTATGACAATGTAGTGACCGATGATTTCTGTGATGGTTTGATTGAAAAGTTTGAATCCCACCCAGAACATCAAGAGAAACTATCTCAGGGCTTAATGTCTTTAACACACCTTGAAATGATGCGTCCAGACACACAGGTCTGGAACAAAGACATTATGTACCTTGTAGATATTTTTAAGCAAAATGTCGCGACATACAAAAAGGATTGCAAGATTGAGCCAGTAATGTGGCCCAATAAATACTCAGTTGAATCATTTAGAATAAAACGGTATTTACCAGATGATGTTGACCAATTTGGGCCTCATGTAGATTCAAAAGATTCAAATACTTGCAAAAGATTTCTTAGCTTCTTTTTATATCTAGATAACAACGATAGTGGTTCAACTATGTTTCCACAAATGGATATAACATCAGAGTGCAAGAAGGGAACACTGTTAATGTTTCCACCGCTGTGGCCTTGGCTACATGCTGGAGAAAAACCAGTCAATAAACCAAAATATATATTAGGGAGTTATTTAAAATATGTCTGAGTTATTAGACCAATTCGGTCAACCAATTAGAAGTAAAACTGCTGATGCACCTACTAGTTTACCAACAGTAGAACAAATTCTACAAGACCCCATCACAAAGAAATTTCTTTTTCTTAACACCAAAGAAGAACCAGATGTTACTTGCATTGGTCTTACAGATGAAACAGATTATTCTGGTGTCGTCTATAAGTATGGACAAGTCACTATTCCAGATGAATCTAAAATAGTTGATGGAGAGGCATTGCGTTTAGAGTTTAAATATGATATAATAGAGAACAATGGATACGACAAAGAAAAGTTTGGAGAAGATTTCTTTAAACTTATTGGAGATATTCTATACCATATTATTATAACTCAAGCAGAGGATGGATCAATTGACGAACCAAACGATAGAACGGACAGCGTTAAGTAATTTAGTCCATAATGAAGAATATTGCCGAAAGGTATTACCATTCATTAAACCAGATTATTTTGCTGTCAAAGAAGAACGAGTCGTCTTTGAAGAAATTACAAGTTTTGTTGATAAGTATCGAAAGATGCCAACAAAGATTTCTTTAGAGATTGAGATTGAAACTCGTAAAGATTTAACCGAAAACGAACACCAAAAGATTGTAGAGATTCTCAAAACACTTGATGCAACAGATGTTGATATGGAGTGGTTGGTTGATACTACTGAAAAGTTCTGTAAAGATAAGGCGATTTACAATGCAATTGTTGAAGGTATATCAATTATTGATGGAAAAGATAAGAATCGTGGCGCAGACTCTATACCAAGTCTGCTCACAGATGCCCTTGCCGTATCTTTTGATAATGCTGTTGGTCATGATTACTTTGACGACAGCATCGCAAGATTTGACTTCTATCATAAAATAGAAGAACGCATACCATTTGACCTAGAGTTTTTCAACAAGATTACAAAGGGTGGATTACCACAGAAGACTTTGAATATTGCACTGGCTGGTACAGGTGTTGGTAAATCTCTGTTTATGTGTCACATGGCTGCAAACTGTTTATCTCAAGGTAAGAATGTACTCTACATAACTTTAGAAATGGCTGAGGAACGCATCGCAGAACGCATTGATGCAAACCTACTGAATGTTTCTATGGAAGACTTGCACGATCTACCAAAGTCTATGTTTGAAAACAAGATTAAGAAAATTCAGAAAAAGACTAATGGTAAGTTAATTATCAAAGAGTATCCAACTGCATCTGCTCACTCTGCACACTTTCGTGGTTTGCTCAAAGAACTATCAATCAAAAGGTCTTTCAAACCAGATATGATTTTTATTGACTATCTAAATATATGTGCATCAAGTAGATTGAAAGGTGCAGCTAATGTCAACTCTTACACTTATATCAAGAGTATTGCAGAAGAACTTAGAGGACTTGCCGTTGAAACTAATGTACCGATCATGTCAGCAACACAGACAACGAGAGGTGGATTCACTTCAACCGACATTGGACTTGAGGACACATCTGAATCGTTTGGTTTACCCGCGACAGCAGATTTTATGTTTGCTCTCATATCTAATGAAGAACTTGATGGATTAAACCAAATTGTAGTAAAACAACTCAAAAACCGATACAATGACCCTACTATGAACAAAAGATTCGTTTTAGGTATTGACAGAAGTAAAATGAGATTGTATGATGTAGATAATAGAGAACAAGAGGACTTGGTAGATAGTGGTCAAGATAAACCAGTATTTGACAATACAAGCTTTGGATCAAAATCTACAGCCGATAAACGCATGGCTGCATACAACGATTTCAAGGTTTAATCTCTTATAAATAGTATATAAACTATATGTAGATGGAGTCATTGAAGTATGTCATTACGAAAGTCTGTTCGTCAACTTAGACCTATTCAGGAAAACTTTACTGCACCTGTAGATAAAGTTCAGTCTTTTTTATCTGAAGCTAAAATGCCAGCAGCAGATTGGGAAAAAGTAATTTGCGTGGCATATAATATGAAAAGTGGTTTGTCAGAAGAAGATGCCATATCTGCTGCTGAAATAAGTGAATTTAAACCCAAACATCAAGAAGTCCTTCCAATTGGTCAAAAGATAGTAGAAAATTCTTTTGGTAATCCATCTAACATTATGACACACTATGGTCAGGGAAAAGGAACTTTGACTAAAGAGTGGGATAATTACTTTATAAAGATGACGGGCAAATCTGCATCATCGCCAACAAAAACACCTAAAACAGATATGAAACTGACAGGAAAAAATATTAGTCTTAAAAAATATGGTGGTTCTCAATTAATGTCTGGTGGTCAATCTGAAACTCTTGCCACATTAGGATTTGCTTATGATAATGCACCAGATAGTATTAAATCAAAATCATTTGATACAGCATGGAATAAATTAAATAAAGATATAGAAAAACAATATGTTTCTTTTAAGTTACCAGCTGGTGGTCAGATTGGTAAAATTTCTACTGGCAAAATAAAAGTTGATACAAAATTAAAAAACTTGGTTAAAGATTCTTTGACTAAACAATCAGCTATGACAAATGCTCTTAATGAAATTTTTCAAACTAATGAAATTAAGAAAGAAGTTGTGAGAGAAGCTATGTCTGGAAAAGCTAAGTTTGCAGATAAAGAATCTACAGCAACTCACATGATGAAATTTGATGATGATGGTTCAAGCGATTTTATCGCTATAGATGAAAAATTGGTTAATAGTTATACAAGTAAAACTAAATTTAACATATCGTTCAAAACTTCTGGCACTGGTGGTCGTGCTTGGACTGCTTTAAAAGGTATTTACAAAGAAGAAAATGAAATACTTGATAATATTATAACAGAAAGTATTAGGGAAACAGATAAAGAAATTTTACAAGAAAGTGTTTTTTCTAAAGCTGTAAAAGTAGTTAAAAGTTGGATTTCAAGATTTCTTAATAAAGTGTGGAATAAAATAAAAGCATTTTTAATTAAAGGTTTAGATGTTGCTTTAGATTTACTTGGTGTAAAAATTACTGCATCTGGTGATGGATATAAATTTGGTGGATTTTAAATGATATCATTCACACAATTAACAGAAGACAAGGGTGGTAAGAACTTACACCTAGAGCATCTGGAAGATGAAATCCTTAACTATGGAGTTGATGGTGGTAGAGCTGCAATCAACTTCCTACGTTCACTTAGAGATATGCTTGCTGGTAACGCTCGGTCTTCAATTAACATGACTGTCAAATGGGATGGTGCGCCTGCGATATTCGCTGGTATCGACCCAGAAGATGGTAAGTTTTTTGTTGCGAAGAAATCAGTATTTAATGTCAACCCTAAACTATACAAATCAAATAAAGAAATAGACGATGACCTATCAGGGACACTTAACGAAAAATTTAAAGTTGCATTAGCAGAGTTTTCAAAGCTTGGTATTAAAAATGTATTGCAGGGTGACCTTATGTTCACCAATGATGTGAACACAGATACCATTGATGGTGTTAATTACTATACTTTCCAACCTAATACTATTGTTTATGCTGCACCTGTTGATTCTGATCTTGGTAAGAGTATTAACAACGCAAAAGTTGGTATCGTTTGGCATACCACATACACAGGTAAAGCATTACAAGATATGAAAGCATCATTTGGTGCAGACATTAGAGGACTGAAAAACCTGTCTTCAGTTTGGATGGACGATGCAACTTATAAAGATGTATCAGGTAGTGCTACAATGAACTCAAAAGAAACAGCTGCGGTAACTGCTGCATTGTCTTCTACTGGTTCTACTTTCAAAAGAATTAACGCAACACAACTAAAGAAGTTTCTTAATCTACAGGAAAGTATGACAGGTGCAATCGCTGGTGCATCACTCAAGACATACAATAACAGCAAGGTTCGTGCGGGAGAGAAGATTACTAATCCCAAAGCACACGCAAAAGGATATGAAAAGTGGGTTGAGATGTCAATCCAGAAACAGATTGATAAAGCAAAGAGTGTTGCTGGTAAAGATAAATATACTAAAATACAGAAAGAATATGTACGAGAAGTAGGAAAACATACTAATAATTTGATACAAATCATTACATTTCAGAACTATTTGGTTGATGCAAAATCACAGATTGTAAATAAACTAAATAGTGTAAAGGGATTAACAAATACCTTTATTAAGACCGCAAATGGATTTAAAGTAACTAACCCAGAGGGTTATGTTGCTATTGATAGAGTCAGTGGTGGTGCTGTTAAACTAGTGGACAGAATGGAGTTCTCGTTTAACAACTTTAGCGCAATTAAGAGCTGGGATAAATGAAAAATTTTAGAGATATTGTAGAGGTTCGTGGGGATATAGCTGTATTTACCTTTGGTAGATTCAATCCACCGACTACGGGCCACGAAAAACTCATAGATGCACTTGCAAAACAACAATCTAATAACGCTGGTTCTGCGATGTATGTGTATCCATCACATTCGCAAAACGCTAAGAAAGACCCATTACCTCATGCACTAAAAATTGCATATATGAGGAAAATGTTTCCAAAATATAAAGGCAATATCACAGTAAGCAAATCAAGAACTGCTCTTGAAGCCGCAGTAGAGTTGCACAAAAAAAGACATCGTTCTATTGTAATGGTTGTTGGTTCTGATAGAGTCACAGAGTTTAATACTCTCCTCAATAAATATAATGGTGTAGATTCTAAACATGGTTTTTATAGTTTTGATGATATCAAAGTTGTGTCTGCTGGTGAACGCGACCCAGACGCAGAAGGTGTTTCGGGTATGTCTGCGTCTAAGATGCGAGCTGCAGCATCTTCTGGTGATTTCGATTCATTCAAAACTGGTGTTCCGTCTACCTTTAAAGATTCACTAAAACTCTATAACGATGTTCGTAAGAATATGGGCATTCGTGAAGAACGAGATATGGGTGAGATGACAGACTTTGAAACACTCAGAGATTTGTATCTTACCGGCAAACTTTGGAATGTGGGTGATATTGTAGAATCTCATGGTCACGAAGGTAAAGTTATTAACAAAGGTACAAACTATTTAACATTTGTATCAGAAGATGGTAAAGTGCATAAGACTTGGTTACACGATATAGTAGAACGAGACTATAAAAAAGAATACGCAAATTATCAAGGAACACCAGAACAGATTGCAAGACGCTCTTCAAGAAACAAAGCTCGTAGAATTATGGGTGACAAAGCAGTAGAGGGTAAAGATGTAGGACATAAAGACAATAATCCTCTAAACAATGACCCCTCTAATTTGAAAATGGAAGACCCATCAAAGAATCGTAGAGAACCAAGATTAAGAGAAGTAAAACAAGACAAAGAGATTAAAGATAAGAAAGGTACTCAACCCGCAAAGTATTATAGTGATATGGCAAAGTCTACTAAAGACAAACGTGCCGCACACTTCAACAAAAAGAAAGCAGGGCCAGCGCCCGGCGATGCATCAGCTAAAACTAAACTATCTACTCACACTAAAGACTTTAAGAAAATGTATGGTGAGGCCTCTATAGATGAAGTAAGAGCAAAACAAGCAGTCAATTCTCGTGGTAAGGTTCAGAAACTTGTAACTGCACATGGTCTTAAATTTAAAGGTAAAGTATATAAAGAAATAGACATGGAGTTGGTAAAAATTAACAACTCTACTGAAATAGTTACATTTAATATTATTCATCCAAAAGAAATCTTTGGTAATGAAGTTAAACTTCCATTTAAAACTATTAGAAGAGGCCCATTTATGGCAACCGATACTTCTAAAATAAATGAAGTTCTTGGTAAAGACGCAGACATGGGTGATTACATTGATGATTTCGAGAAGTCTGATTCTCCACAGTTTAAAGGTAAGTCTAAAGAAAAACGCAAAGAAATGGCAATCGCTGCATTTTTATCAAAGAATGAAGCAACCGACTATGGTATGATTCCTAAGAAAAATAAAAAAGGACACGAAGTACTTGGTACTGGAGGCCCTTTTGCTGCTGGTGAAGAACTGACCACAGAAGCAATAGAAGCTCTTACAAAGAAAGCTAAAAAAACTGGTATGTCATACAGCATTCTGAAGAAAGTATACGATAGAGGAATGGCTGCATGGAAGACAGGACATCGGCCCGGCACAACTCCACAACAATGGGCATTTGCAAGAGTTAACTCTTTTGCTACTAAGTCTGCGGGTACATGGGGCAAAGCAGATGCTGACCTTGCAAAACAAGTTCGTGGAGAATCAGTAGAAATATGCTGTGATGATTGTGTCACCGAAGAAAATCCTTGTTGGGATGGTTTTAAACAAGTTGGTATGAAAACAAAAGGTGGCAAACAAGTACCAAACTGTGTTCCAGAGGAAACAGAAATATCAGAAAAAACTTTAGGTAAGATGGTATTTGATGCAATTTACAAAATCTCTCACCCACAAGAATATGACGCAGTTGTTAAAAGATATGCAGAGTTAGTAAGGGATAATCCACAAAAAACTCACAGTAATGCTGCTGCAACTGCGGTTAAACAGTTTAAAACAAAGATAGATGCAAGAGCTTTAGTTGCATATATTAACAAATTAGTTGTTCAGAAGAAATTACCGAAAGAACTAGCCGCAAGTTTTAAAGTCAACCAATCAGAATCCCTAAATAGTTGGGGTGAAATAACAGAAACCGACAAGAATAGTGGTAAAGAACTTAATAATCCCACAAAAGGTGATGTTAAGAAATACAAAGTCTATGTTAAAAATGATAAAGGAAATGTGGTCAAGGTAGAATTTGGTGATCCAAATATGGAAATCAAACGAGATGACCCAGAAAGAAGAAAAGCATTCAGAGCTAGACACAATTGCGATCAGAAAAAAGATAAAACTACAGCAGGATATTGGTCTTGCAAGTTTTGGTCTGGCAAATCTGTAACCGATTTAATGAAGGGATAGGAATATGAGCACAGTTAGAATGTCAGAGTTATTGGAACAAGCGAGATCGTTTGATTCCAGTAAGTTAAAACCACAAACAACATCGTGGGCTCCTTTACAAGAAGGTGTCAACGAAGCAGTATCTCCTGAACAACAGGCTGCAATTGCAATCTCTAAGAAAAATAAATCTAAAAATAAAGACGAAGAAACTGAGATTGAGGAAAGCGGTCATACAGATGTTGCTTCTGCAATAACTAATGTTAAGGTTGCTATGTCTGCTCTTACAAAGATGTCTGGTGAACTTTCTAAGTTGAGTCCAGAAGATTCGCTTCCCTCATGGTGGACAAACAAAGTCGCAGTCGCAGTTGATAAACTAGACGGTATGGCAGACTACCTTGATGCGAAAGTAGAATCTGTTAAACTTGATGAGTTAGTGCCTACAAGTCGACACGTTGGCAAGAGTAAAAAGAATAAAGACATGTTCGCTGTGTTTGATACAAATGGCGAAGAAGTAAAACTATTTAAAGATGAAGATGATGCTAGAGAATATTCTCTTAAAAACCATGATAAGTTGATGGGTCATGATAAAAAACCATTTAAGAAAGAAGAAGTTGAACCTGATACTATGAATCCAAGAGATCATGTTGCTAAGAGTAAAAAGAACCCAGATATGTTCTGTGTGTTTGATACAAAAGGTAATGAAGTAAAACTATTTAAAGACAGAAAAGATGCTGAGGAATATGCAATTAAGAATCACGATTCATTAATGAGTGAAGAAGTCGAACTTGACGAAGCTAAGTCTTCTACTGGTTACGAACTATATCACAAATCATTCTCTGATGCAATGCAACACTCATATGCCTTTGCAAAGAAAAAGTTTGGTATCACTGTTGACCCTAAAGAAATTGATAGGGAAGTTGCATCTGGCCCTAAAAAACCATCTTCTGGTAAGACAAACTCTTATCGTTTAGTTGGAACAGATGGCAAGAAAGCAATCCAAGTTCAAGTTGCTAATCTTGATAATAAAAGATATGAACTTAACATGTATAAAGAAGGAACTGAATTTGATACTATGAAAGCTTATGCAAGTGGTATTTCAAGAATTTTAGGAACTCAAGGTATTGAAGTACCAATCAATGAACTCATTGATCCTGCTGATGTTGATGACGATGCATCATCAAAAGATGTAGCACTAGCTTCAAAGAATATTATTCTGCAACTTAAAAAGTCTGTTGATATGAATGGAAAGAAAGATGTAGAATTTGCAAGTGGAAAACAAAAAGTTCCAGCTGCAATCGCACAGAAAATATTAGATGTACACAGTAAAATGAAACCTCAAGATAAAATGAAGTTTCAAACAACAATCGCTAAGTCATATAAAGGCTTACTCAATGCTATAAAGGGGAAATAAAGATGGCATATTTTGATACAAAAACAGGTAGTCTTGAGGAAGCAATTAAGGCCGCAGTTGGTGGTAAACTTGATGAGGAAAGAACATACACAGTAGTTCATGCTACAAAAGGTAAAGAGGTCATTAAAGCAAAAACTTCATATGATGCTGCAAAAAAGTTTGCACAGATGAAAAGACTTAAAAGTACAGCTGGAGTTGATGCTTACCTTATGGAAGAAGTTGAACTTGATGAAGCATTCTCGCCAAAAGAAATTAAGATGGCAATCGGTATTGCATCAGATAAGAGATATGCTGGTGGTAATATGACAGGTGCTATGAGTGCAATTGAAAAAATTAAAAAAGGATTGTCTAAAGACCCTAAAGTTACAGCTGTTATAAGAAAACAGAATGAAGGTAATGATAAATTTAATCCACATGACGCAACTACTCTTAAAGATAGTGACGGCAAGAAGTTATACGACACTGGCATCAAAGAAGAAGCAGATGAGTTCAAACCTCACATGATGTATGACCCAAAAACTGGTAAAGGGTTTAAAGCAGACACTATGGCTGACCATCTAAGAATGAAGAAGATGGGATACGACCATGTTGCTCCTAAGAAAGAAGAAGTTCAGGAAGCATCTGGTGGAAAAGAAGAATATCAAAAGTTCTTTAATGCTACTATGAAAAAGTTTGGTGTTAAATCTCCATCAGAATTAAAGGGTGACGATAAGAAGAAATTCTACGATGCTATTGATGCTGGTTGGGAAGGTGACAACGAGAAGAAAGAATCTTTTGAAGCTGGTACACCAGAACGCACAAAACACACACTAGACACAACTCCGGGCCAGTCTGAGGAATTGTGGAATGAAACAGTTGGTGCAATGCAGAAGAAAAATTCATCTATGCGTGAAATCATGTCTAAGATGTGGGGTGTTGATGAAGGACACAACCCATTTAAGAAATTAGAAGATGCTAAGAAAGAAGAAAAAGATGCTAAGAAAGAAACTAAAACTATGACAGGCAAACCTATGACTAAAGTTGACATAGAACCTGATATGAAAGAAAAGAAAAATTAAATATTGACTTTATTTCTGATTAATGGTATAATAGCGGTAAGAAATGAGGAATTTTAATTAATGAAAAGTTTAAAGCAATTAACGGAAGTAAGTAAAGATGAATTGCCTCCGATTTACTGCGACATGGATCAAGTTTTATGCAACTTTATGAAAAGAGCCGATGAAGTTACTGGTGGATTTGTAAAGAGCAACAAAGAAGAAAAGTGGAAAGAAATTTCCAATACAAAAGATTTTTGGGCTGATTTAGATTGGATGTCTGGCGCTAAAAGAATGTATCAAATCATTATTAAATATGATGCACATATTCTTTCAGCTGCCTCTGGTAGGGACTCAAACTCTAAGCCTGGCAAAATGAAGTGGATCTCTAAAAACACTAAGTTTCCTAGAGGTAAAATACATTTGGTTAATCGTTCACAGAAACAGGCATATGCTATGACTGCTGGCAAACCAAATATTCTTATTGATGACTATATTAAAAATATCAGAGAATGGGAAGCAAAGGGTGGAATAGCAATACATCACACTAATGTTTCTAAAACAATTAACGAATTGAAACGATTGGGTTTCAAATAATTATAAATAGTAAGAAATATATTCTTATTGAATAAGGAGAAATAAAATGAGTCTATGGGGAACAACAACGGCCGCTGAAGACAAACCAAAGTTTCTGCCAGTCGATAGTAATGCTGGCGGTTCATCTGGAGCAAGAGAACACGCAATCGCAGTAGCTGGTGGTTGGGGATTAACTCCAGGCTTAGCCGCATCTGGAAACGATAATACTGCTGCAACACCAGAAGTTCTGGTTTGTGTCAAAAACATTGCCGCATTTATGGGTTCTGCTTCAATTATCGGTATTGATTGGACAGATCAAACAGTTGGAAATGTTGGAACATTTGACATAACAGTAACATTTGATGAAGCTGTAGATATTACATCAGCTACACGAACTGCAAACCAAACAATAACAAACAAAGCATACATTCTATTATCAAGACTTGGTAAAACTGACATGGTAGAAGATAGCACAATGGCTTGTCAGTACTTCTCTGGTACTGGTAGTAACCAACTTGTGTTTAGAGGTTTAGCTGCAACAAACGCAGCAGCTGGTTTCCTTGCCTTCAACGGAGAAGGTGTTGGTGATACAGGTGTTATTACAGGAATTAACTTTGACGGCACCGCAAACATGACAGAAGAAGATGGTGCATCTGCAATTGGTCTTAGATTAGAATCTGGAACCGCATCTGCTGGTTCTTCTGGTGGTAGTTTAATTGCAGACGGAAGTGCTTGTACATCTGTTACTGTTGCTGGTGCGATAACCGCATCAACCGCTTTTGTTATAGATGCTCTTTCTGGTGCAACACTTGTTGCTGGTATGGTTGTCACAGTTAATGGTGCTGGTGGATCTCCTGCTGCTTCAATTACTGATGCAGATGGAGAAACAGGTATTTCAACTGATAATACTCTGACGATTGCTACTGTTACTAACCAAACAACCTTTACAGTTAGTGAAGCAGTTACAATTGCAGACAATGTTGTTCTTCTTGCCTCCACAAATGGTGGTGAAGAAATCATCTCTGATTCACTTGACTTTACAGTTGGTGGGCCATTGTATGATACTCGTTCTGATGTTAAAACTATTACAAGAACTGGTGAAGACGATAGTGTTGCGCTCCAACTAGAAGTTGGAACCACAGACTTAGACGGAATAGGTGGTGGTCAAGGTACAGACTTTAAACTTGTACAAGAAACTGGCAATGCTGCTTCTCTTGGTACTGGCGATAACGCTACTAGAAACATAGAGGGTAAAACAACATTTACAGATCCATATGTTGTTGAAACTGCATTGAGTGATGCTGCTACATTCTTAGAATCTGGTACTTCAAGTGGTTCTGCAAATATCTTAAATGGTATTGATGTTGCTGCCGCTTAACGACAAATAGAATAACACGAGGGGTATTGATTTACCCCTCATTAAGAATTACGATGGGTCTTTAACTAGACTACTTGTGATGTGAGATAGGATTCGTCTGATTTCTCACAGTAGTATTCCCCAATAAAGGGGTTTAAATAAAGGAGAAGCCTAATGGCCGATTTAAAAATAACTGGATTAACTTCAATCGCAGCAGCTGCTGCAAGAGAAGATTTGCTCCATGTAATAGATGATCCATCTGGAACACCTATCAATAAGAAGGTAACTATTGCTGAAATGTACAACGCAATGGCTGCACCAGTAAAACTTGCTGCTGGAACTCAAGCATTAACAGAAGCAACTCATGCTAATAGAATGTTAATTGTACCAAACCAAACTGGTAGTTCAGTTTTGACATTACCTACACCAAAAATTGGAATGACTTTTAACTTTACCTATGGTGGTATTGCTGCTGATGTACAAAATACTGCAATATCTGCTGGAACTGATAATTCACTTTTCTTTCTGGGTGGTCTATACCATCTTGATATTGATGGGAACACAAGTGCCTCTGTATTTTCAGATAACGATTCAAATGAATTGATTACTCTAGTTACACCACAAAACTTTAGTATTCTTTGTACTGGAATCTCTGCAACTACATGGCAACTGTCTGGTTTTGTATGTTCTGCCACAGTACCAACAATCGCTGACTAATAAATCGAATTAAATAAAGGAGAAGCCTAATGGCTGATTTAAAAATAACCGCTATGACATCATTAGCAGCCGGAACTGCCAGAGAAGATGTTTTACACATAATTGATGATCCTACAGGAACACCAATCAACAAAAAAGTTACTGTTGGTGACATGGTAAATTCACTAGCCGCACCAGTAACACTTGCTGCCGGAGCAATAACAATAACTGAAGCACTACATTCTCATAGAATGTTAATTATACCAGATCAAACAGGAAATTCTGCTTACACATTACCAGTACCAAAAGCTGGTCTAGTTTTCAGATTTACTTATGGTGGTGCAGCTGCTGATGCTTCAGACACTTCAATAGCACCAGTAGGAGCTTCCGAGTTCTTTAGTGGTAGTCTTTTGTTTGCTGACACTGATGGTAACGCTTTATCAGTTGTTCCATCTGATAATTCAGCTGATGATTTGCTTACTATTATCAAACCACAGAATATAGATATTATATGTACTGGAGTATCAACTACTGAATGGCACTTGTCTGGTTTTGTTTCATCAATAACAGCACCAACCATTGCATAACTCAAATAAATAAAGGAGAAGCCTGATGGCCGACTTAAAATTAACCGCCTTAACATCTTTGGGGACTGCAGCTGCTAGAGAAGACTTGTTGCACCTTATTGATAATCCAAGCGGAACACCACTAAACAAAAAGGAATCACTTGGTGATTACTACAATGCTAATAATAGTGTTGTTGTGTTAACAAACGCTAACCAAAACTTGAATGAAGCAGATCATGCTCATAGAACTTTGACATTTGCAGATATTTCATCTGCTGATAAGACTTTTAAACTACCAGCGCCAAAACCCGGCATGGTTTTTAAATTTCAGTATCAACATACTGCTGCAGATGGACATGATATTATCATTTCTACTGTTGCAACTGATAATAGTGTATTCTTTAAAGGTAGTCTAACACATTTTGA